CACTGGACACCTTTCAGCCACCCACAGATAACAGTACGGGAAAGCGTACCGATCTTCATAGCCCGTCAACGCTTTAAGCATATGGTTGGTTTTACTTATAATGAGGTGAGCCGTAGGTATGTTGATGATACTCCTGAGTTCTATCAACCTAAAGTGTGGCGAGGTAAACCAGAGGGTAGCATTAAGCAGGGTAGTACGGGTGCTGTAGAGCTACCCTACGCCCTGCGTACACAGGCATCACACCACTGGAATGATGAAGCATTACATCTGTACAACTCACTGTTGGAACACGGTGTGGCTCCAGAGCAAGCACGTATGGTCTTACCTCAGAGCATGATGACTAGCTACTACGTCACTGGTTCTCTCGCTGCATTCGCCCGTATGTTTAAGCAGCGTACAGATAGTCATGCACAGGTCGAAATTCAGGAGCTTGTTCGACACGTTTCCGAGATTATCGAACCGTTGTTCCCAATTTCTTGGGCAGCACTTACGGAGTAACTTATGGCAACAACTAATCCCATCATGGGAACACCCATAGTTAGCAAAGCTAACAACTCAAACTACGAAGATAACTATGATGCTATCTTTAAAAAGAAACCGAAACCCCCAGAACCCACCCGACACTTAGAGCCATGTACCTGTGGTCACTCGGATCTAACCTTAGAATCTACAGGTGGCAGTCACTACATTATGGAATACGTGGTCTGTCACAACTGTAAGCGAGAGGGTGCAGGTGAGTTTGGTATTGATGATGCAATCAATGCTTGGAATAAATTAATGAATAGGAAAATTTAGTATGGCAGCAGCAAAGAAAGAAACAGTAAAGAAAGAAACTCCAGCTATGAATAAGGGTGACCTCACCTGCATTATGGCTGCACTTTTAACAGCCCAAGGTAATTCCTCCATTTTAAATGCACTGGAAAAAGCTGAATGGGTTATAAATAAAGTCCGTTCTGAAGCCTAAAGTTCCACTATTAGAACACAAGAGGTGTTCCACATGAAAGTATTACATAAGGGTAATGGTGTTAATCTAAACATTATCAATCATTTGGAAGAAACATTCCCAAATAGATTGCCCCCACATCGTATTACACAAGATGAATTAGAATACCTCCGAGGACAGCAGAGCATAATTAATCATTGCAAGCGTCTATTGGAGGAAGCCCAAGAGGAGAATTAATATGTGTTTTGGAGGAGGAAGCTCACAATCTTCAACACCAGCACAGGCTGCTCCAGTAACTTCAACTGCACCAGAGTTTGCAGCCGAAGCATATGACGAAGAAACAGCGTCGGAGTCCCAAGATAAGAAAAGACGAGGCAAGCGTAATCTGCGTATCACCCGTAATCAGAGTTCAGCCAATGTTTATGGTGATGGAGCTGGTTTAAATATCCCTGCTAATAAGTAAGGGGGGGTAGATATGTGTTCAGATCCCGCAAGTGGTGGCGGAGGCGGGGGTAGTAAATCTAGCCCCAAGCCTAAGCCCAAACCAAAAAAGATTGAAACAAATGATGTGGGTTATGGTGTAGGACAAGTAGACCCACGGCTTGCTGCGGCAGTAAACACAAAGGTAGAGGAACCTAAACTACCAGATAATAGTCTAGGAGGCCCAACGAAACTTCCTACTGGCTCAAAGGTTTATAACATAGCTGGGGATAATGTAGAGGATACTCTAACAAAGACAGCACCTAAGCTTACTATACCTGATACTAAGGTTGATAAGCCGAAAGCCAATCCCAAAGGCGGCATGCCTATGAGTGAGCAGAAGCTAATAACAAAAGGCAACAACGTAACTCATGACGCAAAGATAGCAGCCGAAGAGCGAGGACCAGAACCTACTAAGTATAACCAAGACTATTGGGCTGATCAGGTAGCTAAGGGTGTTCCACAAGCTGATATTATAGCTGAACAGAACTCTTTAGGTAATAAGAAAGCCTACTCTGGAGATCAGGTTGTTACCAAAGCTAACTCTGATACAGCCAATTTTAAGCTTAAGAAGATTACAGGCAGTGATGCCACACTTCAAAACGGTGGTGTTACTAAGACTACCGAAACATCAGGTCTGGCTGGTGAGAACTTTACTACAACTTATGACTATACTAATGGTCCTAAGATTGTACAGAAAGGAACTGATCCAGTAGTAGCCGGTGTACGTTTAGGTGATAAAACATCTACTACCTATGTAGACGGTGTTGAAGTAGCCACAAAGACAGGCCATGATCCATTAGGTCGTGATGCTGTTGTAACAAAGCCTACAATCGCTGGACATATTACTGATACAACTAAAGTTCAGGAACCATACACAGCCCCCATCGAAGATAAACCATCTTCAGTAACAGCAGGAGCTGGTTCCAGAGGTTCTACTACAAGTGCTGCTCCCACATATGGAGAGGAAATTACTCCAGATAAAGAGAAAGCCATATCACGTAGAGTCAAAAGGAGAGGTAAAAACGCCCTTAAAATTAGGCGTGACAAAGCCCTTAACTTTACAGGATCTGGAACAGGCTTAAACATTCCAAGGTAAATTAAATGAATGAAGGAAATGGAAGCGTAGCTGCACGTTACGCACAGTTAGAAACTGCACGAACCCCGTTCCTCAACCGAGCAAGAGAGGCTTCATTAGTCACCATACCATCCTTAGTACCGCCAGAGGGACACTCCAGCAGTACAGAGTATGACACACCCTACCAATCTGTAGGATCACGTGGTGTAAATAATCTCTCTTCAAAGCTTCTGCTAACACTACTGCCTCCAAATAGTCCTTTCTATCGTTTAGTTATTGATGACTATGACCTTGCTCAAGTAGCTGGTCCCGAAGCTAGAGGTGCAGTCGAAGAAGCTTTAGGTCGTATTGAACGTGCTGGCCTCTCAGAGATTGAGGGTGCTGCTATCCGTGTGCCAGTTTTTGAAGCACTAAAACAATTAATCGTTGCAGGTAATGCAATGGTTTATATGCCCAAGAAAGAGGGTATGAAAGTCTTTCGCCTAGATCGCTACGTTGTGAAACGTGATGCTATGGGCAATGTTCTGGAAATCATTACTAAGGAAAGCGTATCTCCACTCATGTTAGATGAGCAGACACGTGCCTTGCTTACTGATCCAGAAGATCGAAACACAAAAGATTATGACCTATACACCTGTGTTAAACGTGCAGGTAAGAAGTGGGAAGTCTACCAAGAAGTTCAGGGAATTGAAATTCCAGGATCTAAAGGAACTTTCCCCCTTGATCGTAACCCGTTCATTCCCCTTAGATTCTCACGTGTAGACGGTGAGGACTATGGACGAGGTTTCGTTGAGGAATACTTAGGTGATCTTAAATCGCTTGAAGCACTATCCCAAGCAATCGTTGAGGGAAGTGCTGCATCTGCCAAGGTATTATTCCTTGTGCGTCCCAACGGTACAACAAAGGCTAAGAACCTAGCACAGTCACCTAACGGTGCTATTGTTGCTGGTGATGCTAATGATGTATCCACCCTGCAAGTTCAAAAAGCAGGGGACTTCCGAGTAGCTTTGGAAACTTCACGTACTATTACAGAACGTCTGAGCTTTGCTTTCCTACTCAACTCTAGCGTCCAGCGGCAAGCTGAACGAGTAACGGCTGAAGAAGTACGTTACATGGCACAGGAACTTGAGACTGCTTTAGGTGGTGTATACTCCATCCTATCTCAAGAGTTCCAAATGCCGTTGGTTAAGTTAATTCTTAACCGTCTTGAAGCACAGGGTAAGATGCCCAAGATGCCTAAAGACACAGTTAAACCTACTATTGTTACGGGTATGGAAGCCCTTGGTCGTGGTCAAGATCTCAACAAACTGTCTCAATTCTTAAGCTACCTACAGCCGCTAGGCCCAGAGGTAATTGCTCAAGAGCTGAACATTGATGATTACATTGATCGACTAGGTGCATCACTAGGCATTGATACTAATGGCTTGATAAAATCCCCTGAACAAAAGCAGGCAGAACAACAAGCGGCAATGCAACAGCAACAGCAAATGATGCAACAACAGATGATGGCGGATATGGCATCCAAGGCCACACCTGAAGTTACTAAAGCTGTAACTGCGGCTGCTCAACCACAAGAGTAAACTTATATGGCAGAAACTTTAAACACTTACGCAGAACCCCAACCATCAGAAGATCAGCAACAACACGAAGCAGCAATGCTGGAGAAAGCTGACAAGTTGGAAGAGGGTGCAAATGGTGACCGTCCTGAATGGTTACCAGAAAAATTCAAATCCCCTGAAGATATGGCGAAAGCTTACCAAAATCTTGAACAAAAGATGGGTGGTAAGCAGCCAGAACCTGAAGCGGTACAGGAAACTGAAGTAGAAAATACAGACCCCCAAAACACAGAGGCAACTGAGGTTGCTCAAGTATTGGATAAGGCTGGAATTGATTTCAATAACCTACAATCCGAGTATGATACTCATGGTGGATTAACCGAGGCTTCTTA